GCAAGTTCTCAGGGTGTTATACAAGCGCCGGGAATGGCAAACTTTGTTAGAATACGATCAGGTGGAGCCATAAATTGAAATAGCGGTGCGTTTTTTACTGCCTTGTTTCATTTCCATGCTCGAAACTAGCATAACGACTAGTCGAGGATGAACAGCCCCCGCCCATCGTATACGCTTTCATTCTCACCGCCGCCATTCCGCAATGCCCGGTCCAACGCCATAATCGTCGCCACAGCACCGTCGATTTTTTCGGTGCTTTTTTCTTTGTCCGGCTTGATGTTTCCGGCTGGGTCGGTGCGAATATAGATGTTATCCATCATCCAGCGCAGAACCGGCTGGCCGCCGTGTGCGATCCTCTGCTCCAGCGTCAGCTTCATGAGCTCCTTCGTCGGTGGAGACATGTCCTTGAACCCCTGTCCGAACGGAACGACCGTGAACCCCATACCTTCAAGGTTCTGCACCATCTGTACCGCACCCCAGCGGTCGAACGCGATCTCGCGGATGTTGTATTTCATCCCAAGCTGTTCGATAAATGTTTCAATGAACCCGTAATGTACAACGTTGCCTTCGGTCGTTTGCAGGAAACCCTGCTTCTGCCAAAGATCGTAATTCACATGATCCCGCCGGACCCGCAGATCAAGGTTCTCCTCCGGAATCCAAAAGAACGGCAAAATCACATATTTGTCCGTTTCATCCAGCGGCGGAAACACAAGCACGAACGCCGTGATATCCGTGCTGGACGAAAGGTCGAGGCCACCGTAGCAGACACGGACGGCCAGTTCTTCCTGTTCAACCGCAAACGCGCATTTATCCCACGTATCCATCGGCATCCAGCGGATCGACTGCTTTACCCATTGGTTCAGCCGCAGTTGGCGGAACGCGTTCTCCTCGGCGGGATTTTGCTGTGCACTCTCGCACGCCGCCTGAACTTTATCTTTCCCGATCGTGATCCCGAGCGACGGGTTGGCCTTCCGCCACACCTTGGGGTCGGTCCATGAATCATACTCTTCCGTTCCGTAGATAACCGGATAAAACGTCGCATCCGTCTTCCTGCCGTCAATGATGTCCTTTGCCTTCGAATGCACTTCCCAGCAGATCGAGTTCGTATTGTCGCCGGCCGTCGTAATCAGAAAATATAGCGGCTGCATGCGCGCGTCGCCACTGCCCTTGGTCATAACGTCAAACAGTTTCCGGTTCGGCTGTGTGTGCAATTCATCGAAAATAACGCCGTGCGTGTTGAAGCCGTGTTTATTCGCAACGTCGGCGGATAACACCTGGTAGTAGCTTCCGGTCGGTAAGTATATGAGCCGCTTCTGCGATGCTAGGATCTTCACCCGCTTCGACAGCGCCGGGCACATGGTGACCATATCCTTGGCCACTTCGAATACGATCGACGCCTGTTGCCGGTCGGCGGCGCAGCCGTATACCTCGGCGCGTTCTTCATTATCCCCACAGGTCAAAAGCAGCGCGACAGCGGCTGCAAGTTCCGATTTGCCATTTTTCTTTGGAATCTCGATATACGCCGTATTGAACTGGCGATACCCATTCAGCTTAACTACTCCGAACAGATCCCGAATAATCCGCTCCTGCCAGTCGATCAGCAGGAACGGTTTTCCGGCCCATGTTCCCTTGGTATGAGACAGGCATTCAATGAAATCAACGGCAAAGTCCGCTTTCGTTTTATCGTAAACCGAGTTCCGCGACATGAAGCGGGTCGGCGTGTATTTCCTGAGTTTTCGAATCGACGCCGCCTCCCTCCCAACGAAAAAAGGCCTCCGAAATGGAAGCCTTCATGGCAATGCGAATGGTAATTAATCCTCAGTAGCCTCCGCCGATTCGCTGACCGCGGTGCGCAGGACGTCCACATTGAAACCTGCGTCTTTGTACCCTTCCAGAATCTCGCTGTAATAAAAAGCGCTCGGTTTCCCGAGCGGATGGTCACCGGTCATAACATACGCCATGCAACTGATGAGCTTACCGTCGAGCCGGATTCGGAACTGACGTTTTTCGAACAGGTACGGAAATCCCTCGTACCTGTCGAGCGCCGCTTCATCGGCCGGCGCAATTTCCCATACCAGAACCGGAACGCTGTGACCTTTCAGGGCTTCCACGTTCGCCACTGCCGCGGCATGCGGCCCCCGAAACAGCAGCCGGTGATTTCGCAGCGTCGACGCGCCGATCAGCTTTGCCGTTGGGCACCGATGCGCCATCTGCTTGCGGTTCAAGTCACTGCCGTAAGCGATCAGCAAGCGGTTACTCATGGTTCTCCTCCTCAATCTTCCGGCATTCGTCCTCACAAAACGCCACGCCCAGCGTGCTGCCATTGCTCCAAGTCGCAAAAATGGTTCCGGCATCATCAACCCAGGTAACGACCCCGATGGTGCCTGGAGGAATATGTGTGAAGGGATCGTTCATGCGCACCAGTCTGATGCGCGTTCCTGGTTTGTAATATTCTCGTAACTGCTTCAGCAGGTCGGGATGAATTCCGTTCATGCGTCCGCCTCCGTTTTCCGTGCGTCTTTGAACGCTGAATTGCCGGAAAGGTTCTTCAGCAGAATCTTTCTCGATTCCTTGTATTCCGCTCCGATGAATCCGAGCCGCAGAAGGAAACAGCGGAACGCGTATTTTTCATTCTCCACCGGCTGTTCGGTGGCAGTTACGCGCTTCTGCGTTTTCGCCATTTCGCAAAGTTTTTGCACCAGTTGGTAATAAGCTCCGATCTCCGCCTGCTCGTCGGTCGGGCGAAACCACCCGAACTCGATCCGATCCGCATGCTCTGTAATCGGCAGGTTGTCCGTGCCGAGCGCTTTCTTCAGCAGCGTCGCCTTGCTCGCCACCAGCCGCCGCAGGTTCTCCAGTGTGACCGGCGTCATGCCATCCTTCGGCATCTCAATCGCCAGTCGGTCAGGTTCCTTCGTCGCTTCAACCGTGGTACGCTCCTGCGTTTGCGCCGGTTCGCCGACGCGCTCGCCGGTGAATCCGTCGTGTTCCAGTTCGTGGATCAGCATTTCGATCTGCGCCGGGTCCGCATCCTCCGGGCAGCTCAGCGTCCCGTGCCGGTCGATGGTGTACGGCCCGACCGTGAACGCGAAGCTCGGCGGCCCCATGTACTTGGGCGCATCCTGCAAAATTTCACGCATGGCGGCCAGAAGGGCCTTTCGCTCGCTGCCTTCCAAATGGTACTTGATCTGCATTCTATGTCTACCTCCTTCAATTTCGGTAGTACATATATGGCTCTGATCAGTGTAAATATCAAGCTATATCTGCGATTTCAGCAATCTTTTTATACGGCATTTGCTCGCCATTTCGGATCAGGTAAATGTCGTCAGCACACGCAGCTTGATCTTTGTACCTCCGAACAATCACGTCGCAGAACTTTTCGTCCAACTCGATCATGAAGCAGGTGCGGTCTGTCTGCTCGCAGGCGATCAGGGTGCTGCTGCTTCCGCCGAATGGGTCCAGTACGATGCAGTTAGCCTTTTAGTCGGATTAATTGTACAACTGGTTTATGTCTCTGCTGGATGCCAGAGACAAAATAGAGCGCTGGCGAAGGGACTACAACGAGTTCCATCCGCACAGCGCTACTTCATACCTGACGCCGGCTGAATTTGCCAGAAATCCGGGCTCCGAAGCCATCTTTACAATTTTTAAAGATGCTTTTATTCGTATATGCGGGATATCATTATTTCCCACGAACCGTCCTCTTCATTTGCAATTCTAACTATGATGCTCATTGGTACTCCATCCTCTGCGACACCATTGATTTCATCGCCGCTTTCTCCAACAGGCAAGCTATAGTCATTTTCGCCTAAAAGTTTATCCGAAAAGTAATCATACTCCTCATTAGCTACGTCATATGAAATACCGCAAATATTCAGAACCGTAGATACACATCTGTCATCATCCAAGCAATATGTATATGTAAAATTCTCAAAGCCAAATTGGCTAATCATGTCCTGAGAAACCAAGTAGTCTTCATAATCGAAATAAAACTCATTTAATGCCTTTATCTTTGTTATCGCGTCGTAGTCAATGAGGTCATAGCCTATTGCGATGTCCTCGTTATTGTCGATTTGTAAGTTAATCATGTTTCCGTTAAATATGGCGTACGCGCCTTTCCCTTCAAAAACAAGATCGCTGTCGATTGCAGAATTACTTTCAACCGCTTCTGACAAAGCGCTTTTAACCTGATCCGAGAGATCACAATCATATACAAGATACAGAAAAACTTTATCTGTCGAATCGGATTCAATCCATCCTCCAATAAAACAGTCGTCAATACTCGCTGTAATATGGACATTTTTTAGAATCTCAAGAACAGTTGCATATGTTATTTCTTGTTCAGTCGAGATTGGCACATCTGTATTGGCAGGCTCAGTAATCTGCGTTGCCGCTTCTTGAGGCGGAATAGTCGCTTGAGCAGCAGTACTATCCGTGTTGTTCAGCTCTTGTTCCAAAAAATCAACCCTGTTTTCAAGGTCGTCCAGCCTATTTAGAATTTCGTCCTGTTGATTGCTGCAGGCGGCTAATAGCAAAGGCATCATAACAATAAGAGCGATAACGATTACACTTTTTTTCCTCACGAATTATACCCCCCGACACATTTGGAATACGTTTAAGATGCGTATTTATCCTGTCACGTATCTTAATTAAAGCACAATCAACCCTGATTTTCAAAACAAAAACAGATATGCAGAGCACCAATGCTAATTCTCGGCAGTTCCAGCAATTTCTTTGTAAGAAATCCGCTCGCCGTTTCGAATAAGAAATACATCGTCGGAGCCGTTCACCTGCTCGATATACCGTTTGACGATTACATCGCAGAACTTCTCGTCCAACTCGATCATGAAACAGGTCCGATCCGTCTGTTCGCAGGCAATCAGAGTGCTGCCGCTTCCACCGAATGGATCCAGTATGATGCAGTTTGCCATGCTGGAATTCAGGATCGGATACGCCAGCAGTTCCACCGGCTTCATGGTCGGGTGGTCGGGATTGTTTTTCGGTTTGTCGAACTCCCAGATCGTCGTCTGCTTCCGGTCTGCGTACCATTCGTGCTTGCCCTTTTTCTTCCAGCCGAAAAGGATCGGTTCGTGCCGCCATTGGTAAGGACTGCGCCCGAGTACGAGCGACTGCTTCTTCCAGATACACGTACCGGACAGATAGAACCCTGCATCCGAGAACGCCCTGCGAAAGTTCAGACCCTCCGTATCCGCGTGGAACACATAGATCGACGCGTCGGAGGCCATGCAGTCTTCCATATTTTGAAACGAAGCCAGCAGGAAATCATAGAACGCAGAGTCCGTCATATTGTCGTTCTTGATCTTGCCTGCGCTGCCCTCGTAGTTCACATTGTAAGGGGGGTCGGTGACCACAAGGTTTGCCTGGCGGTCGTCCATGAGCAAGTCGAACACATCTTTTTTTGTACTGTCGCCACAGATAAGCCGGTGCTTTCCAAGCAGCCACAGGTCACCGGGCTTCGTAATCGCCGGTTCTTTCAGCGCAGCATCGACATCGAAATCATCGTCGTGAACACCGTCACGCTGCGCGTCCTTGAACAGCGCGTCGAGCTCCGGCGCATCGAAGCCTGTCAGAGATACGTTAAAATCCGCGCCTTGCAGGTCCGCGATTAGGAGAGAAAGCTTTTCTTTGTCCCATTCGCCGCTGATCTTGTTCAGCGCGACGTTGAGCGCTTTTTCTTTTTCTTCGCTCATCTCAACGACCACGCACTCGACCTCGGTCACGCCGGTATCGATCAGGACCTTCAGGCGCTGATGGCCGCCGACGACGTGGCCGGTGGTTCTGTTCCAGATGACCGGCTCCACATACCCGAATTCCGTGATCGAGCGCTTCAGCTTCTCGTATTCCGGGTCGCCGGGCTTCAGGTCCTTGCGCGGGTTATATTCCGCCGGCGCGAGTTTTGCCACCGGCAGTGTTTGAATGTCCATGCTGATACCCTTTCTTCACGATTCTGTGCAGCCCCGCCTTTGCCGCCGGGAGATTCCCTGCCAGCGCCTGGCCGCGCAGCGTTTTTCGCTGCTGGCTGGTTAGGTTGTGATACCGGAGGGAACGGATGAATTCCTGTATTTCGTCCATGGGTCATCCGCCTCTCCGCGCCGTCAGCAACCGCTCCATTACATCGTCCTGCGGCGTTTCGCCGGTATATCCGGTCGCGCAGTTTTCCTTTACGATCTGGTAGATTTCATACCAGAGCCGGTTCGTCTGGCTCATATACGTCTGGCTCATAGCCACATACGGCGACTGGATCGCGTTGCCGGTCGTTGGATGCCTTGCCAAGAATCCGTACTCCGAAATTGCCGTTTCGCACTGGATCCAGCGCGCGGCGCTCATGGCATATCGTTCGAGTACCTGCGGGGAAACCAAAGCTGCGCAGCTGCGCTCGTTCAGCCAAGCCCACGTCCGTTCGTAAATCTCCGAAGCAATGAGCGGCTTGCCATCCTTCTGCACCGCCGATAACATTTCACGCGGCGGCGGCAT